AACTTGTGGCGAATTAATATAGATCGTTACTTTAAAGAACGCACTCATTCTTTTTCTTCATAATATTTAAATTCATCATGATATAATCCTAATGTTGCCCATATGGCATCTGGATATAAATTAGTGTATTTGTTACTACGTTTTTTATAATTTTCCCATAATGATTTTCTAACATCAAAGTTACTATAATATTTCCAAAAGTCAGTATCTGTTCGGTTGCTTAACATATAATGATGAAGAATATACTCTGAATTTTCCTTCCATAATTTCCTCATACTTCTATTATATATTGCTTGTTTATTATTTCTTTTAATACATTCAACTAATAACGTAATACTATATTGTGTCATAAACAATGCATTTGCTTCTAATGGATCAATAAAGCCATTTGCAAGACCTATAGCAACAACATCATCTTTCCAAGGATTAGTTAAGACATTAGGTCTCCATTTAAGTAACCTAGGTTCTTTATTCATAAAGGGGGTTCGATGTGCATTATACTCATTAAATTTCTTTAATGCTTTATCATCTGAAATATGTTTACTAGAATATACATATCCAGTTCCTATCCTGTTTGTTAAATCAATAACAAATTGCCACCCATGCTCTCGTGCAATTGATTTTGTATAATGCTCAATATTAGCATTATGTTCAAACGGACAAACCCATGCACGATCTACTAGATGATGATCGTATACTATTTCTGATTTATCTTTAACAAAGCGTCTAGCAAATCCTGTACAATCTACATATAAATCATATCCTTCTGGTAAGCTATCTAATGTTTCAATTCTGTGAATAACTTTTTTACAGTTATCTTTGACTACTTGCCCGGCTTGGTCTGCATCTAAATGATATGCAACAGATCGCCAAGCTCCTTTATGATACAAGTCATCATTAATTTGATCTTTTGTTTTATCCCCTGCTTTATATTCTTTATACCAATTTGAAAAAGCATCCTTTTCATTATACCAAAATGTAAAAGCAAAAGGATCACCGTTTGGCTTATCCCAGTTACTTTTTATATTTCCGTATTTGTGAATAGCATGACATTTAGACATCCATACATCTTCGTCTATTCCTATTTTATCAAAAAATGATTTAATTTGTGGAAGGGTTGATTCGCCAACACTAATAGTTGGTATAGTATTGCTTTCAATTAATGTAATTTCAGCATCAGGTAAAAACTTTTCCATATAGCCTGCACACCACCAACCTGTTGTTCCTCCACCTATAATTGCTATTTTCATAATGCTAATATATCTAAAATTTTAGTTTCGTCAACTCTAGTTAAAAAATGAGCTCTGTCAGTTTTACCTAGATTTTCTGTGCCATGATAAGCATTAGTATTTAAGATATAAACTTTACCAACTTTCATATTATACTTCTCTTCTCTATCTTTTCCAAAACAAAAAACTGCCTCTTCATTTGTTTCTAAAGGTATATGTAATTTCTTTACACTACTATCTTTATGTGTTTTAATTTCTGCACCTGGTCCATGTACTGTAATAATACATTGTTTAAAACTTTCTTCTCCTAGCATTTCAATTAAGTTATTCATATAACCAAACCGATACTTAGGCAATATATTACATTTATCATAAAATTCTGGATCTAATGTTTCAGGAAACATATCTATATTAGCTTGACTAGGAGGCGGCAATGGTTCATACTTTTCAAGCGGCCATGCTAATGTGTATCCGCTGATAGGTCCGCAATAATAACCACAGTAACCTAAATCCATATATTGTTTGCTAACTTCTACATTTAGTCTATCAGGGAAGTTATAAAAATCAAAAAACGTATGATTAAAATTTTCCTTTACGGAGGCATAATATTGCTGAAGTTTTTCAACATCAAGATCACAGTTTAACTCTATGGCGCCCCAATGCTCTTCTTCATATAACATTTTCCAACCAATGTCTTTAGGATCATAGTTTTTAATTATCATATTAATTCCTCTTTGTATTTAAGTAGTTCAGCTTCCTTGTCCTTAGGAACCTTAAAAAACAAATGTACTCTATCTGATTCACCTTCATTATGTGTACCATGCGGTATGCTAGTATTAACAAGAGTCATACGTCCATCAGCAGGTAATACATATCTTCTATTAGGTTCAAATTTAAAAAACGCTTTACTATTTGTTCTAATTGGAATGTGTATTTTTAAATACTCATCTGTATCTTTATGAAAGTTAATTAATGCTCCTGGCGGATGTACACTTACACTAAATTGGTGTGCAAATGGAAATTTATCCTGTAACTTCTTTGCTAATCCAAACATTAACTTTGTATCTCTATATTCATATTTTTCTTCTTTAGTAATGTTATACGGAGGACAAGGTTTAGTTAGGTCTTCTAAATTACTTTGTAATGCCCAACCGGTCACTCCTTTAAGTTTATGCCCCCCAACACCTTCTTCTTCGGTACCTTTCCATGCCCATTTCATATCCTTATGCTGGTCTTGAAGCTGTATATAAAACTGTCGTAGATCATTTATATCTATCTTAGGCTTTAGTATTTTAAGATCGCTGTTCATCTACTATCCTTTTTATCTTATCTTTTTTCCAAGCATCATAGCTTTCAATATAGTGTTTAAAGTCAACGTTTGCTACTGTAGGATTTTCAAACCAAAAATCTAATACTTTGCTAAACTCTGTTTGACTCATTCCTTTGCCATCTTTTTCTACTTCACTTATTGTCATATGAAATAGATTTGTATATATATTTAATGTCTCAATAGGTAGCATTTTACATCTTTGCTTTAAAGCACGTTTTACTTTGGCATACTTTTCATCAGTATCAAAGTCTCCAGCAATACTACCTATACAGATAATATATTTTACTTTACCATATACTGCATTTAAAAGCCTTACTTGGAAGTCATCTATACAACTAGCATTTATAAATATATCATTCTTTAATATTTCACTTACAATAGCGTCAAAATTCTTATTAAAATCATAGCCGGTTTCTCTACTTAATTGTGTCACCTTATAGTCAGCAAAATAATCATGTAACCAGTTAAGTATGTAACTACCCGAATGCCTAATACCTTTTCGACTACCTGTAATTGCTACGTTCATACGGTTATTTCCTTATTAAGTATCTTTAATAAATTTTCGTGGGTAGGTTTAGTTTGTATATGTACTCTACTCTCTTTGCTTTTATTAATTGTACCGTGTGGAATTGCGGCATTTATTACATACGCCTTTCCAACTTTCATATGGTATTCTCTTTCTAAATTTTCTCCATATAAGAATAATGCATCTTCATTGCTATTAATAGGTATATGCAATCTTTGTACATCTGGTCCATCAATATGTTTCTCTAAAACTACTTTAGATTCATGCAATCTGATACTAGTATCTCTCCAAACAGCTTCGCCTAATTTGTTATATAAGTCATTAAAATATCCAAACTTAAATTTTTCTTGCACTAATTTTTCTTTAGGATCAATTAACTCGGGATATAAGTCTTGTCTACCTGCCCACTTTGGTGTGCAAGGAATATCTTTTTCACAGTACCAACTAACTTCCATTACTAATACTTCTTCAGGTTTTTTAAACTGATCTTTAATATAACTTATAATATGATACCCTTCATCATATACTCCCCTGGTTTTAGGATTTGCATATCCTTCAAATGCTTTATCGATATTTTTTAAATGATATTTTTCTTTTAAATATTCTTCGTTGCGCCAACTAAAATAAAGATTATTGTATTGTTCGTCTACATCATTATACCATCGTTGTAAACTAAGAATATCTAAATTCCAATCAAGTTCAATTAGATCCCATTTAGTACTATTTAAATATTCTAAGCTATATTTCATCTGCCCATACCTTACCATATAAGTGTATTCTATCTGTACTACCTTTGTTTTCTACACTATGTGGAATAGTTGTATTAACAAGATATGCCCAGCCTGGTTCCATATGAAATTCTTCGTCCCCTATAATCCAATTACTATCTTTATTTGTATGTATAGGTATATGGACTCTAATTTTATCTGGACTATCTTGATGTGTAATTAATTTAGTGCCTGGGGTGTGAATTGTTACTAACCACTTCTTACTACGCATTGGTAACCGATTAACAAGTTCTAATCCGTAACCTGTAAAACACTTACGAGGATTTAGTTCATCATTATCATTATCTTTATATTCTTCTTTTGCACACCCTTGTTCAAATGGTTTAGGCCCTGGTTCATCACTATTCCAACAAAGTGTATAATATGCTGTATCGTCAGGAAGATAATGACCTGTTTTTGCTTCAGGGTCAACAATAGGAAACTTCCATACATGAGTATTATCACCAATAACAAACTTCCAGTCAGCGTAGTTTTTTTCTAACTCTGCAAACCAAGTTTGTATTTTATCTACATCAACTTTAAACAGTTTTTTAACTTTGAAACCTAAATCAACAGGTGAATGGGTTTCAATATACTGTTTAAAATCTTGGGTGTGTTGTTTGTTTTCCATTCCTAACTCTCTCGGTCATATCTACAGAAACATAATCATGACCGTATAATATTAAATCTTCTGGTATTAATGATTCAAATGCTTTCCATTTTTCTTCTAATACCTCTGGTTCGATATTCCAATGTAACATTTCACTTGACCAGATATTGGTAGTCCATAATACTTTTGTACCTGTCACACTACTTACCTTATCAAACAATTGATATGGTTTATTAACAATATCTACAATATGAAACTCGTGTTTTAAATTTTTATACCTATCCCATAGCGTTTTAAATGCTTCTTTACCACCATGTTCAGCAACTTCTTGTTGCCAATATGACTCGTAATTGCCTCTATACGTTGAGGAGAAGTTGTATTCTAGGTCGTGTTCTAGTAACCATTCATGTAAATCGTAGCCATCCCACGTCTCTAATAGATGTTTTTTGTAATTTAAACTTGCTTCGCACCAGTCAAAATAATGTATTTGCGTTCCTTCATGAAAGCCATTTGCATTTAAAATTGCAAGTGGTTTAAATCCTGCGGCCGCACTAAACAATGCATCGATAGGTTTAGTTGTACGTACACCTTCACCACTAAGTGTTTCTGTATTAAATGCATACACCCTATCTTTTTCTATTTCTTCTTGGTATGCTAATTTTCTTAACCAGCCTCGTTGGGCCTGATTAGTTAACTTATCAACTGTTAACGATTGCTTATTATACCAAACTGATTCTAATTTTTCTGTATCAGAATATGGATATAAAAATACTTTACAAGCTCGCATATCATTGTCTAAATTGTCAATACGGATATTCTTTTTACAAGCAATGTCAATCCAATTACTTCCGTCACTAGTTATGACATGATTAGTACTTCCTTCAGCACCTTCTATCCATGCAGGAGTATAGTTACTATGGATAGTTTCTTCACTTAATTTATAATTTTTTAAATTTTGTTTCCTGTCCCAAAAGAATCCTATTTCATCAAACGGAGGCTTACCTAGTTTATTCCAAGTATTTAAATTAACAAACAAATATTGTCTATGCAATCCTGGATATGCATCTGTAATAAAACGATGCTGTCCTTTCTTATCCATAACATGAGCTATTACAAAAAAATTTGGATTCTTTTTTGCATATTCTAAACTTTGTACTATAAGACTTTGCCCTCGAAACAACAATAGGCCTTGACAAGCAACCATGCAATATTCCTTACCCTGTTGTACTGCGTTATCTAATATATCTTTAACACTATTATGTGATCCTATATAATCACACAGGCCTGCTTTCACCATACGATTGATATAGAAGTACGTCATATCAAGGGTGCGTTTATTAACAATTTTACTATTAATGTCTCTACTAATATTAAGAATACCTATAGCTACAGTACTAGGTACTCGAAGTTGTTCATAATATCTATCAACAGTAATACTATTCCAGTCTTTCATATCAATCTCTATTTGTAAAATAACTTTCACGTAATACGTAAAAGAAATCTCTAACACGGCGTCCTAACTCATAATGTATAATCATATGAATCCTTGGTTTATCACTAGTGTTCCAGACACTATGTACGTTACTAATGTCCATTAAAAAAGCACTACCTTCATCTTTAAACGGAACACGCCCTTTATCTTTTAATGCAAAATTACATCCTTCTGGATTATTTAAACTAATATTACAAACACTTAATCGTTTTTCATGATCTTTGCGATCTTGATGCGGCAATATATATCCACCTGGTTCAAGTAACATAAAGCGTACACGATTTAAATATTCAGCTGGCCAAACATCCGTTAAAAACTTTTTAGTTACAGGACATTCATTTGCCACCCAAGTCCAATCTAATTGGTTAAGTGTATCTTGTCTATCGCCATATGTATTAAGACTTTGAGTGTCGTCATTAACTCCATGTAGTGTTAAGCTCTTCCAACCTTTCCCATAAGTATCCTCTCTATGAGTATAAAATTTATCACTTAATGCTTCGGCTTCTTTATACATGTCTTGCCAAGGTTGATTATCTAATGCACTAAGATGGAAATATGGCCAGCCGCTTTCCATAACTATCCATTTAGGATCAAATACTTCAGGATACTTCTGTTGTAATACAGTATTGTTTTTGGAATGGAATTTTTCTAAGTTAATCATCTAACAATATTTATCTGCCAGCTTAATTAAATACGCATATAAAGACTGTTAAATACAGTATGCCATTCTTAAAAATAGAAGAACTTAAGACTCTTATTATAGACTTTACAAGCCATTGTAATGCTATGTGTGGCAATTGTAGTCGTAATATTTCAGGTGTTGACGTTAATCCTAATATGCCATTAGACCATATGAGTCTACGTACTTGGAAGAAAATAATTGACAATAGCACTTATGTTGATGAAATAATTTTTAATGGCAGTTATGGTGATGCTATAATGAATCCTAATCTATTAGAAGCATTAGAATATGCTAGTTCAAAGAAAATTAGTATTATGATTCATACTAACGGTGGTATTGGGAAACCTGAATTATATGTTAAACTTGCAACCGTTTTAAAAAAATTTAAACAGCCTAGTGGTATAACTTGGAGTATTGACGGATTGGAAGATACTAATCATTTATATCGAAGAGGTGTTATATGGCAAAGAATTATAGACAATGCACAAGCATTTATTAATGCCGGCGGATTAGCTCGTTGGCGTATGTTAGTTTTTGATCACAACGCACATCAATTAAAAGAATGTGAACAACTTGCATTTAGTATGGGATTTAAAAAGTTTGATATTAATGGAGGACATACTTTTAGTGCTATTAATAGTATAATAGGTAAAGCTGTAGAAAAGTTTAAAGCAAATAAAAAAGAAGAAGCACGTACTATTGCATATAATAAAAGTTATTTAGATAACGTAGAACGTGTAAAAGGATTATTAGAAAAAGGATTTGATAAGAGTCAGATTACTTGTAAGTGGCAAAAGAAACGTAAAGTACAAATAAGTCACATAGGTGAAGTATTACCTTGTTGTTACTTATTAACTGACAGGTATCCTAGATATCCCGACAGTCCTTATGCTATAGAACAAAAAGATATAAAATGGCCAAATATAAACACAGAATCTTTAAAAGATATTGTACAAGGAGAAACTCTTACATATCCAAAAGATAATAGATTTAAAATTTGCGAGGTAACCTGCGGTGAAGTGTAAATATTTAGAACATCAAGTTTGTGTAAGATCAGACGGTCAATATCGGTTATGTTGTGTTAGTCTTGAAAAAGATAATAAAGAAAATATTAAAGATATGACTCCACAGGAATGGCATAACAGTGAATTTCCAACTACAGCTAGAGAACAATTTGATCGTAACGAATGGCCTGATGCTTGTACTAGGTGCGAACAGTTAGAAGAAAAAGGCTTAGATAGTATGCGTACTAAAGTGAAAGATGACGGTACTAGATATGTTAGACATGAATACGGTCCAGGCCTTTCACATTTTGATATTCGGTTTGGAAATAGTTGTAATCTTAAATGCATTAGTTGTTTCCAGATGTCTAGTAGCAGTCTTGCTCAAGAAGCCATTGAAATGAATAAAGCAGGGGTTGAGCCTCTGCACTTGCCATTGTTAGCTGAACCTAATTTTAATTGGGCTAATGACGATACTATGAAACGCTTTGAAGGGTTACCTATTAAAGAAGTTTATTTAACTGGTGGTGAGCCAATGATGGTAAGACATTTACCTAAATTTTTAGAAAAACTAGATTCTAGTGTAATAGTTAGATTTAATACTAACGGTACAATATGGAACCCGATAGTATCTAAAATGCTAAAAAGATTTTCTTCTGTAATTATGAGCATGAGTTTAGATGCCGCAAGTAAAAAAATTGATTACATTAGGCACGGTAGTAAGTGGGACGAGATTGAAGTTAATGCTCAACGATATGCAGAGTTTTGTACTGTTGATATTACACCTACTATAAGTGTATTAAATGCTTCTTACTATGACGAAATCGTAGACTGGTCAAGTAGCAATCACTTTAAACTATATAATGATAATTTATTATTGACTCCTGAATGGTTACACGTTAAAAATGCTCCAGACGAATTAAAGAAAGATTATGGAAATATTAAGTTACCAGGATTAACAGAATGGGCGAACAGCTCTGCTGATACTATGTGGATTGAACATTTTAAAAGACAAATTACAAAATTAGATAATTGGCGAGGAATGTATATAAAGGATTACTTACCAGAGGTAGCAAAAGCGTATGGACTTAATTAAAGAAAATAAAGAAAAGCAACGAAAGGTCTATAAGTCTCCAACTTTTTATAGAAAAGTTTGGGAACAGCAACCGTTTGAGTGGGAAGAACATTTAGAGCTTTTAGATAAATTTATGCCTGGGTTTGTGCTCGACTATGGAAATTTATATATAGATTACAAAATTATATCCGGAGTGCCGGCGAATACATTTCCACATACTAAAGAATTTATAGATAAGATTTATAATTTTTGTATTAATAATATTAATACTACTTCCCCTTATGCTCATGGTGATTGGGTATTAAGTAATATTCTTATTGACGATGATGATATACATATAATAGACTGGGATAATGTAGGCATCTATAGTCCTACAGAAATATTAGAAAAACTACATAGTGATTTAAAATCAGCATTTGGAGATAAATTTGACCCCCCAAGCATTTAGTTACGCAACACTTAGTAATAATGGCTTTATCTATGTTCCACCTTTTGGACTTACAGAATCTATTGACTATATGTTAAAAATGGATCCTGCCACGTATAAAATTACTAAGATACAATTAAATGTTAATAGCTCGTGTGAAAAATGGCAACATGGTATTGTATACCGTAATAAAATATATTTTTTACCGTACAATGAAGAAAATATCCTAGTTGTTAATACAGACAATGATAGTATTGAGTATATTAAAGTACAACAACCTGGTAAGGGAAAATATATACAAGGACATATATATCGCAATAAAATAATTGCATTACCGTACGGTGAACATAGCCCATACGAATATGTACTTAAATTAGACCTAGACAGTCATGAAATAGAATTACAAGAACTAAAGTTACCACGTACTGATTGTAAAAAATGGCATACTACACAATTACTAGATGGAGTAATTTACGGATTACCTAGAGGTGAAGATTGGGAGAATTATTTTCCATATAGAATACATTACGATTGTACTACTAGTAACTATGAAATAATAGATATGTCTCCATTATGGTTAGATTACGATACAGAAACCTTTACAAATAAGAAGTTTACTACATTAGCTAAAGTTGGTAGAAAATTATTTGCACCTCCATATAGTGAAAATCCTAATTTTGATGTATTAACAAAATTTATAGACGGTGAATGGTTTAGCGAAAGAACAGGATTAAAAGCAACTAGTAGAAAGTATTATACGCATACGGTTGCTCGCAATGGTAAGATATTCTTCCCTCCGGCAGGGCACGATAATGATTGGAGTTCAATGCTTGTCATAGACAGTGATACTAATAAGTGGCATACTATTGAATTAGGAATTGGTAAGGAAAGTAAAAAATATTTTGCTGGTGTAGAAAATTCACAAAATAAAATTTATTACATTCCACGAGGTGGTTGCGTTTGCGAACCTACAGACACATGGAAAAAAGAAGGCGATCTAGCAGAAGTACTTGTAGTAGATACTATATCAGAACAGTTTTATACTATAGACATTAGCGAGTATTTTAAAGATTCAACTACGATTGAAAAATATAATAACTGTATTATTAAAGATAATATTATATATGCATTTCCATATGGACAAAGTAATAGCTTTCAGACTGTACTAGTATTTGATACTATTAAAGAAAAAATAATACATACACGAGATTTAAATGACTTATAAAGCCTTTGAAGAATTTTATCGCAAAGCAAAAATAAAACATTTAGTTCTTGCTGAACACAACGGTGCATTAATATCGCCTCCATTTGCAACAGAGCTTTGTAAAGACTATAGTAAAATTGCTGTTTACGATGGAAAGGTTTCTTACATTGATTTAGACTTGCCTGCTGTAACTAGTAAAACAAATGCTACAGCAAGAGTTAACGATGCTACTTGGTTAATTCCATATGGAATATGGGACGAATTTAAAACAGTTATAGAGTTAAAAGATCGTGTGCCTGTGTACCATTATTTAGATAAGCCAGGCAAAGGACAATTTTATAGCATAGCTACTAATGGAAAAAGTGCTTGTAGTTTTCCATTAGGATATCAAGAAACAAGTTTTATAATATACATTGACGACAAAGGACTGCATACTGTAGACTTTGAAAGTAATAATAAAAAATGTCATATGGGTACTGTATATTGCAATGGACAATACTGGAGTATGCCTAGAGGTGATTTTAGAAACTATAATTCACTCGTTAGTTACAATGGCTTACGAACTACAAAACATAGCATAGATGTTGCTCCCCATGTAACTAGAAAATTTACAGACTTAATTCCGGTAGGGAACACGTTGTATAGCTTACCATTTGGTGAATCAGAAGGTCTTACTTGTGTTGTAGAGTTTAATACTAACACTTGGAAATCAAGAACCCACGAACTAGCTGTTCCAGACTTTGGTAAAAAATATAATGCACAAGTACTCCTTAACGAAAATATTATTGGATTACCTTACGGAGAGGAATACGAGGACAATAGTAATTGGGGTGTTGTATTTAATACTGTAACTAAACAAAGTAAACGCTTTGATATTAGATTAAACTTTGGTGGGAAATATAGATATCGTTGCGGTATTGCATATAAAGGCAATGCTGTATTTTTACCTTCTGGATCTCCTAATTGTCCAATTATAAGTGTAGACGAAAACGGAAATTTTAAAGCATCTAAAATTGATAGTAATCTTATGTTTGGAAGACCTATTATATACAATGATACATTAATGAGTATATGTTATAATCTAACTGATTCGAGTCACACTATAGTTGAAATTGATGAAGATTTAAACTTGAAAGAGGTAACCAAAATATGAAATGTTACGCACCTTGGCATAGTATTTTGGTACGCTTTAATGGTGATATAGTACCTGATGGAGTGTACACTAATAGGTACGGAAACATACTTAAAGACAGTTTAAATAACGTGTTAGACAGCTTTACAGCGTCATACACACGTGATCAACTACGTATGGGACACTTACCGCCCGAGTGTCAACAATGCCAACGTAAAGAAGATGTTATAGGGCATTCTAGGAGATTATTCTTCCGTGATATCCTAAATCCAGTGTTAGAAAATACCAATTATGACTACTCAAAAAACTTTACAGATATCCTTTTTTTAGAGTTTAATATGAGTAATATATGCAACTTAAAATGTCGTATGTGCAATGGCATTAGTTCTAGCACATGGGTTAAAGAAGAACTTAAACTAGCTAAAATATCCAGCGACTATCAACGCCCTGTTGAGCATCCGGAGTTTGGATATACAAATAAAAGTGAAGAGATAGTTGCTAGACTATTCGAAGATCCAACACCATTTATGAACTTACGTTATCTTAGTATTAAAGGTGGTGAGCCTTACATGGAGCCTGCAAATAAAATTATTCTTAAGAAATTTATCGACTTAGGTATTGCAAAGAACGTTACACTTGATTGGACTACCAACGGAACTATTGTAGATGAAGAAGTTGCAGAGTTGGCAAACCACTTTGGTGAAACTAAATGGACAGTAAGTCTAGAAGGTACTGATGGACTTTACGAATATATTAGAGGCGGTGATAACTTTACCTTTAAACAACTAAATGACAATTTAAAACAATATAACTTTGATAGAATTATTATTGCTGTAACTATAATGGCATATAATATAGCACATTTAGATAAAATACATTTTTGGTTTGAAGAGAATAAACAAGAAAATTGGGAGATTTATTTTAATAACGTTGTTGCCACTCCAGCATATTTAAATCCAAGAGTATTACCTAATATCGTATTTGACAAGATTGACTTTAGATTACCTAATATAAATTACACAAATAATGGAAGTAATTTATTAGACACGTTTGTTAATTATACAAAGGACTTGGATAAAATAAGAAATACAAATGTATTAGAATATTGTCCGGAACTTAAAGATCTGTTTGAATAGGATCAAGTGCAATATAGTGAATATTTAAAGTCTTAGGACTGTTAATTATCCATTGAACAAACTTCCCAGCTTCTACTAAACTAATTTTCTTTCTACCATCTTGTCTAGCTTGTTGACTTTTAGAATTAAGTTGGCCAAATGCAATATTAGAAATTTTTATTCTACTTCCATTCCAACAAACATTTCTGCAAAGATTTTTACTTAGATCATCTAGGTCAGTTTTATTTTTTATGTAATTTTCTGGACTAGGGCCATCTCCCCAATAACTACTTGTACTGCTAATGTTTATAATATGTCCTTGCTCAAACTTATCATATACAGATTTAAGTAATCTAACTTGCTCTCCGTTAGGCCCATATAAGCTATTTACAAAAACATCAAAGTCTTTTACATAGTCAGCTACTTTTTCATAGTCGCTAATGTCCCAACCATTATGTCTACCAATAAACTCAATATTATTTTTATTATATGCTTCGTATATACCTTGACATAATCCTTGATAGTTAGGGTTTCCTGTTACAAGTATTCTCATATTTCTTTCCTAACATATATATCACTTAAACAAGCACATATTTCTTTTCCGCAAGTAATAGTATCAGTTGGTAGTTTATAACGTTCGAGATTTCCGATAGGTCCTCCATATTGACAATCAGCCCTATACATATTACCCCACATATCAATATTAATCATATGTACACCTGCCCAGCACTCCCAGCCTAAAAACTTATTTTTACCAGTTGTTATTAAATCATTTGCATCAACAGGCAACTCATCTAATAATAGTTCTCCTCTATGTAGATGATAAACATTATGAGGTCTAAAATACGGCCAATTTTTAATAATACCTAACTGCTTAGGTGTATAAGCTACTACTTCATTAGAAATACTGTCTATATTACTTTTATCTAATATAACTTTAGGCCATATTGCTAATGTTTCTGTATTTTCATATAAGAATTTTGCAGTATCAACTAACTCGTCAAACTGATCTTGAACCATCATTAAATTAATAGCAACTGAACACTTAACATTATTTGCTATATCAATAATATGCTTGAGATTAGCATATTTAGGATGGTAACTAATAATGATTCCTCCTGTGTACTCACTTATTTCCTTAAAATACTCTACAGTTTGACTACCATTAGTAATAAAACTAAATGTATGTCCTTGTTCTTTTACTAACTTTGCTAAATCAAGAAAATGTTTCCAGTATGTAGGTTCACCTCCACTCAGTCTATAACAAATTTTCTTACCTGGGCGTGTAAACTTTTCAACAAACCGTTTAACAGTTTCCCAACGAGGCTGTCCTGTGCTACCACTATGAAGATGTTCTGGACAATAGTCACAGCTATAGTTACATTTGTTAGATAATGTCCAGCTAACAAGAAACCAATCATCTTTTTCGGGTGTTGCGTAAGTTAGTTTCATTAGTTCATTGTATTCTTAATAATAATATCATGTGTTCTTTCATTTAACTTAACAGTTAGTATTAATGCATATAACCCATCACTAAAACTAAACACACTATGGTCTAATTGGAAATTTACAAAATATAAAAACCCTGGATCTGGATAAAACGGCTTACCGTCTAGCATATGAACAAAGTTTTCCGGTTTACAATTACCAAATACACATAACAGTCTAAAATATTCTGGTCCAAGGCCTGGGAAATCTCTATGAGGTGGGAAAAATCCACCTTTATCAATTCTTAGTAAATGTACTCTGCCAATGTCCGGAGCAAATTCATCTACTACCTTTTTTAAATCAGGTATAGCATGGTAAACATCAGTCGGCGTTGTGAAATTTTCTTCTTTCATATCAGCATTGTTATATTCTTGCATATATCCAAAGCTGTTTAAATGATAATTGTCCATTACGTCGCCGGAATGACTTGTAATAGGTAATCCCCATCTATTGTTTACAGTATCTTTAACAGCATTATAAGGACACCAGTTATTTTCAAACTGTTTAAGTTGGTGGAGTACTTCATATCCGTTTATGTTAAATTTTAGTTTTGATGTTTGCCCTAAATTACATAAACTACTATACAAGTAAGCTCGTCTTTGTTTTTCATTCATTTATAAATTCTCCAATCTCTTTAAACGTTTCCTTATAATTAGTTCCTCGTCTTTTATCTGATATTTCTAAATATTCGCGAAGTGCCGGTAGTTTATGACTCCAGTCATCTTCCATCATATATTTAATAAGTCCGTGCCATCTGTCCCTTCCAAATGGATTGTTGTTAAAGTCCAAATTAAATTTTTGCTTATCAATAAAACTTTCTAATTTAGTTTTAACCCATTCCTTTGCTGGTTGTGGTAAAACTTTGACATTTAAATAACTTGGAAGATAAACTAAATGTGTTCCTATAACTCCACCGCCGAACGGTGCTGGATTGACTTTATTAAATCCTTGATCCATTTTCCATTCAGCAAGTTCGTCAATATAAGGAATGTTTAATAACTGTACTGCACAAGCAATATTGATCACTGTATTATCATTTGTATTAAGATCTAATCTTTTTAAATTTGCTTCTACATCTTTCCACTTACTAGGATAACGTATATAATCATTACGTTTATCATATGCATCAATACTAAAGTTAAATCGTACTTCTTTAAAATGATTCCAAAGTGCAAATAATTTATCAGGCAATTCTAGTCCATTTGAGTTATATCTTAAAGCACAATTTTTTGCATGGCCTTCTTCAACCATAAACTCTAGTATATTATAGTGTTCAGGAATTAATAACGGTTCTCCGCCAGCAAAGTAAAGTTCTTGAATATACTTTGCTTGATCTTTCATTGACTCAATAAACGATCCTTTTTGATACCAAGTGTAGTCAAAGTTATCGTTCCACCCTTGATCTTTAATTAAGTCTTTGTTCTTGTATTGTGGAAACTGTAACTTCCATTCTTTAATCCAACTTGAACTATCATGCGGACTACACATAATACATTTAAGCTGACATAGATTTCCTAACCGCAAATCAAAATATGGAATGTTAACAGGAACACTACCGTCTGGCTTAGTGTCCTTAACTATTGCTTTTAAGTCTAATCTTTGATCCCACTCTTTAGTTTCCCACTGACGTTTACTTGTAATACCATTAGCTTCTTCTTTAAAACATTTAATACAGCTACTTGGTACTTCTCCTGCTATCATTTGTAATCTTGTTTTACGCATCTGATGACTGTTGAATACTTCTTCAATAGTATGGTCACGTAAATTCATATTAATACCGTCTTGTTTAACTAGCCCTACTTCTTTTTCATCTTCTATACCTGCACCACTGGCGTTAGCAGTACAACAAACTCTAACATCACCGTTAGGTCTTGTTGCTAAATGTATCCAAGGTAAAGGGCAAAATGTTTTACTCATATCATTCTCGATATATTAAAATATAGGAAATCATGTGTCATATCAAGTTCTACTAATTCTATATCTGTTAACGTTTTATAGTTAGACAACATTAAAGTCCAGTCTATTCTATTTTCCCATACTGCTGGCATAACAAGTTTTCCTACTAAAAGGTATCCTATTGCTAAATGTGAACTTATACTAGGACCTGCTATATTTTTTTCATACCACGTAACAAATTGATTTAATTTAAAATATGGTTCTATATCAGAAGGACGAAAAAGCATGTAGCCTTGTGCTTTAATTCTATCTTCGGGTTGTAACTGTCCATCTGTAATAGCTTCAATATCATTATCTGATGCTACTTCTAACCAATGCTTACCTTTATATGTATAATTCATACATAAGTCGCCAAAGTCTCGATCTGCTTTAAAAAACAAATAATCTGATTGTTCTAAAGGAATATAATCTTCTTCATCAAATTGAAAATACGCATTTAAGCGAGGTTCATTACCGTGTTGCACTTTATACTGTTCATAACTATGAATAGCATCGTTAATTGTGTCCCACAACTCTCCTGTTATATCTGCTACATCTTGATGCAATTTGTTTAAGTCACTATTTTCTGTTATTTGTATTACTTCTAAATTATGTTTTACATTTATTCTTTTTATTAAATCATTAATATACGCTATTAAATTGTTCTTATCTTGTTCTGTAACAACAAAACTAGTATCACTAAGTAACTTAGATTTTCTCTTTATTGCATCTTTAACTATATTAAACCATTTAACAGCAGACTTATGACTATAAATTTTATAGAATAAACTTAACGTTTCTGCACCATTAGAAAATGTAATTTTAAGTCCGTTACTCATGTTCTACCTTATCAAATTGACTATTAAGTTTATCAAAACTACCGCATTGTTTTGAACATTCTTTTAATCCTGTTGTTGTCCAACATCCACTAATATTATTAAAAAATCCACTATTAAATATTTCACGCAAACTTGCATCATGTAAATTAGGAAATCTTTTAATCTTTCCCATATACTCTATACGTACATCTGCCTCCTTAGGTGCCCATTCTAAATCTAACCAACAACAAGGTGAAACATTTCCAGTAGCACTTATATATAACATATTATCTGCTTTTGCTTTACAAGTAATAGTTGGTAGTAATTCACGTTCAGCCGTTTTTACTTTTGCAGTTATATCTTTGCTTCTCTTTGTAGGATAAAGAGTATTAACAACATTATAGTCATCATCAATTACATCTAATTTACCATCTCTAAATCTTGCAGAATGTTTCATTGCAAATGCTTTAAATCCTAACTCTTTGCTTAACTGCTCACACTTATCAACTTGATGTTCATTATGTTTAAAAACTAACATATCCCAACGAGCATTGCCTCCTGCACTAATAAACTCTTTTGCATTAGCAATAATTTTATCCCAGTTTGTGTTAATTCTGTATAAAGAATGCGTATCCTTTAATCCATCGATACCAAATATAACTGTAACATTTATTTTTGCAAGAGCCTGCCACCATTCTATACTTCTACCACTACCGTTAGTATGCATTTGTAATCCCATATATGGATTATGCTTATACAGATAATTAAAAATTTCTAAAGTATCTTCGGCTATCATTGGATCACCTAAGTTACCACACATACTAAAATGATTTAATTGTTTAATAAAGTCAACATCAAACCACTTCATAAAATTTGTTAATGTAATTTCTTCTAAATCTACACCATCTCTTAACGGACCGCCTTGAATTCTTCTAGGACACATTGGGCAACGAGCTTGACACTTACTTGTTACCTCAAAGTGTATTGATTTAATTTCGTCTATATTATACATTCAAATTCTCAGCTATTCTTTCTGCAACGAGTCTTATAGTTTGACTGCCAGGATGAATATCATCTCTTGCTTTGTCTGATATCTCAGGAAGAGGACTACCTAAATCATCGCACCCTATAACATTAGCAGTTTCCTGGAAGTAACTTGCTTCATAGTATTCGGTGTCTTTCCATAACTGTTTACTAGTTAAACTAGCAAGTAAGGCATGTGTTTCTCCGTGTTCTTTAGACTTTGTCCAATGACCTATATAGTTATGTGGAGTTATGTTCCAAGGACCATAAAAAGTAACATCTTTACGATCATAATATACTGTTCGATCATATCCTGTCCAAAGATGCACTACGGCTTTTGGTGTTGGATAATTAGCACTTAAAATTATTGAGTTATGTAATGCGTATGTAATAGAACTTCCACCAACGCCCATATTAATTACAGGTCGATTAATTAAAGTAGATAATTGACTGCTAATAGTATCAGCATCATCAACTCCAACGCCAAATACTGCACTACATCCAAATATAACTATTGATTCCGCCCAGTCAATATCTGCAAATTGTTTTGTTCGATAACTATGCTTATTAAGAGTATACCTAACTGACTTATTTCTATATTCCCAATCTTTAGATTTTGTCTTAAGATTTGTTTGATATAACTCATTAGAATCTGTACCAAGGCTAGTAAAATTATTAATTACCTTATTGTTACCAGCAGTTGGTAGGAAACTTCCAGCTCTAATAGACTTTGGTATACTATTAAAAAGTTTTAACATTATTTACGACCTATAATCATATATCTATCATACTTAGGTAATTCTAATATACCTGAGTAAAGCTCTTTACTAATTTGTGCCTTCCATTTAAAGTCTTTTAGACTTTCTGAACAATTAATGTGCTCAGGATGAGATGAAAAATTGTTACTTTGTACAACTATCCACGTGTCATCTGGAACTTTTTCTAACCAAGTATTATATTGTTCTTGTGTAAGATGCTCGCAACTTGTATTAATAACAATGTGTGGATCTTCTGTATATACATAATTACACATATCTTCTGTAACTGCATCAAATGAGCCGTCCATCTCATATGCTTTATTCATGCCCAACGCTATGTCCTTACACGCAGGGTCAATATCAATAGATCTAATATGTCGTACACCAAGCTCGCTATTAAAAAGCATTGAAGCCAAGATTCCATACCACCCTCCAAAGATAACTATTTTACTAGCTTCAGCATGATTAACCGAAGCGAGCGATTCACATAACCAAACTTTACTATCAAGCTGACCATGCCAGAAACTTTCTAACACACGTTTATGATCGTCTGCATCTCTAATTGTGTCCATCCAATAAGCTATGTCATTAATACTAATCTTCATACACTAGCTCTTTTGGTATTTTGCTATCTGCACTACTTACACAAGTTGGTGTAATACAAACTTTACGTTCTTTAAATAAATTAAACCCTTTATCAATAGTACCCAACGGTTCGTCATGACAACTATAAGCACGTTTAACTTCGCCGCCTGGTTCGCGAATAATACAACTTTGGTATCCTGCATTACACATCCACCCTTCAAATTTATTAAACTTATGAGCATTAAGTCTTTCTGCTTGGTCTAACTTATATTCTGTTCCTGCTTTATCGTATAATAACATCTGTTCTGTTTCTTGTTCCATTTCATTTTGCAATATTTCCCATTGTTTAGGACTGTATCCTTCAACTATTGCACTTGCTGTATCATTACTTTGTGGTTTTAATGTAACATGTAATCCTTCGTTTTTAAACCTTACAGCTCTTTCGTAATATTCATCAAACATACTTGGAACCATAACTTGATTAATTGTAACTAATACTCCATGTTCTTGTAGAAATATAAGTTTACCCATAAATTCTTTTTCATTAGAAAATTCTGCATGATAACTTGCTGTGATGCTTTTACGATCTAATCTATCCGTTGCTGTTAACCATTTATTCCACCAATTAAATCCTGGACTAGCATTAGTAGTCATGTGTATACTAAGGTATTCACTAACTGGTTCATTATATGCTTTAATTAAATCTATTAAGCCTTTATATGCAGTAGGCTCGCCTCCACTAAAACTAAAATGAAACTTATCAAAGCTATTAGCTCTAGCTTGACTTTTAATTTGATCCATTGTTTGAATATACTGTTCAATAGGTCTGTGGTCTACAACTTTGCTTTTAGCATACGGCCAGCAATAGCTACAATTATAATTGCAAAATCTGCCTAAGATCCAACTAACTGAAAAAACATTGTTTTCCAACATAGTTTTTTGTCCTAGTTTAACAATACCTAATTTGTTTATATCAACAATTTTCTGCATCAAACTTTTCTTTTAACCATTTATAATCATTAATTTTAAATAACGCTTTGATATTCCCTTTATTTGCTTCGCCATACTCTTTACCTGCACGAGCTCCTGCCATAGCATAGTCTCCGTTAGGTTTACCCATTCCTTCATTACACCATACCATCAACCGCATTTCAGTTTCTTCGTCTACTTGACCTCTAATAATTTTACTTGATAATTTAACACATTCTCTAAATCCACTCTTCCATGCATTAAATGGATCTGTATTAAATGCTGTAACATTGCTAATTTCTTCATGTGCAAAAAACTTATTGCTAATACTAGTTGTCATGTCTGGATTAGTAACATCCATATCTAGTGTTAATTGCTTTGGTAATAACTTTATACCACCATAGCCGTATTCTAAAAAGTTTACAGGATTTTGACAACGCCACACATGAACTGCTTCCATATCCCATTCATTGGCAATGTAATCAAATTGCCATTCGTTTTTTAGTTTAGCATCACCGTCAACTACCCAAAACATTTTTGTAAAACATTTTTTAGCCGCGGCTATATGAGCTTGATGTATACCTTCTACGCCATGCACACGCTTAGCCATCGGAAATCGTGCCTTTAACTCTGCATAAACTTCATCTGCATTTGGTTCTTCGTAACTTATAAAAACAATATCATACATACGGCTCTATCTCTTCTGCTAATTTTTTATGAAGTATCCGTCCTGGATGGCCATTATCTGGAAAATCATCTGATGATGCCATATAATTTATAACCTCCTCATATTTGTTAACTTCTTCTTTAAACTCATCTGTATCTGCTAAATCTGGTCTTAACTGTTTAAGATCATTAATTGAATTCCACGATGTAAGTAACGGTATTTGCTTACCTAGTATTTTTTGTAACCAACCTTTATGAATGTGTTTAATAAAAGTATAATTACTTTCTAGACCGTATGTTTCGCCCCAGCCTTCTATTAAAATAAAAGGAATTTTTAACTTATTATATATTGCTTGGGCTCCGTCAAATGCAACCTTCATTAGCACTTCATTTAATTCAGCAATAGAGTTACATTTGTTAGTTTTACTAAATTTTAAATAATACTTATCTAGGTCCCATAATCCTGCGGCGCCTGATGTTGTATCTTGCTTGTGATTGCGACAAGGTTCTGTTAACATCCATATAATAACATCTGGTGTATAAAAAGTTGGTGATGTAAAAGGTGGTGCCAATCCCAATGCTTCTTCACCTCTAAAAATTGCTTCAAAATTGCCGGCTCCCCCAACACTAGAATTACAAGTAGCATGACCTTGTAATTCTAGAAAGTATCCAAAGCCTGGATAAACTAGTTGGAAGGGTTTCGGTGAGTCGCCTTCTAAATACTTGTCTTGGTTATACGGTCTAAAGATAGTATTATCATTATTGTTAGCAACGCCAGGCCCGGGAGTAATTTGTCCCCATTCTCCTAATCCGTTACTATCGCCAATTATTAATATTTTTTTCATCTTGTATTTCCGTAATAAATTACCTTATGTTTACTAGACGTATACTGTCTCCATGGATCAACAACGATGCTGTCGTCATTAAGTTTACAGTATAGCTCTGGATGAGCTAATAATACTACTGCACTAAATGGTCCTAGGTCAGGACTAACTAACGGATCAACTTGCATACAAGCATAATCTATTTCTGCACAATAATATCCCACTAGTAAACTATAACTTCCATCTATATATGGTACTCCTGGTTTATAACTAACTCCATTTAATAGTATTGGTAACTCATTTTCATGTGCTAGTTTAACCAACCGCTTAGCCATATTTCGAGCTTGTACTTCTCTAGCCTTTATTATAGCATCAAATAGATCATATTGCAAGTTTAATTTTTGAGCTAGAAATCGTAATGCAATATTATCCCTTGGATGACATCCACCACCGTCACCTAATCCCGCTGTCATGTATTTTGAACTAATAAGTCGATTTGTACTTTTTGAAAGAGCGTTTGTGACTACATCAACATTAATATTCCCTTGCTTTTCTGCAACATCTTGGATCATATTAACAAATCCAATTTTCATACTAATAAATGTGTTATAAAAAACTTTAATACATTCGCATTCGTCCCAAGTACCTATTTCATATCTTGGTTTATTTTCCATTATTGTTTTATAGAACGTTACTAATTGTTGTGCATCAGTAGTTGACTTTCCATCTTCAGTTCCAATAATTACCATTTCAGGATTTACCATATCCCAAGCTACAGTACCCATAGCAATAAAATAAGGATTATATACAAAGCGAGTATTATTAATTAACGGAACAAAATGATTCCGTGTTGTTCCAGGTAAAACAGTACTAATAAGAACTAGTAGTTGGTTCTTATTCATATGAACGTTAGCTTCTCTTAACACGTCTATAACAATTTCATAATTAAAATCTTTGGGTTCTAAATGTGCAGAAGGGGTCCTACCATCATAGTCAGGATGGTGTGGCGTTGGTACTGAAACAAATACAATATCTCTATCTTGTACTACTTCTTTAATAGTGTTTTTAATAGCTATTACTTTTGATTCTATGTCAATAATATCATACCCTGTTACATCATGTCCTTTTTCAGCAACAATTTCAGCACACGGTAACCCTAGTTTTCCTAATCCTATAAACCCAATCTTCACATGAACCTCCTATCATTATATGCGTATATAAATACTACTACTGATATTTATGGTGATTTTTATATATGATTCCAGTAACTGACTACATCAAAAGAAATGTATATGTACGAAAAGTTGGCAGTTCTCTAGCCTCTCAAAAATTTTTGCAGGCATTTAAAGAGCTTAATATTGATGATCCAAAAATGTGTATTTTTCATGTATTGATAAAGTATCCTAGATGGGAAAAGGATATTAATCTATTTCAATTTATGAGAAAAAAGAATTTAAAACAATTACGTAAAGACCCAAAAGCATTTTTTTTATTTGATGCAAGTACTGAAGGCTTTAGTACTATATACGGAAATACTCCGTTTTTTGATGTATTATACCATAGCTGTAAATTAAATGATATATCACCTAAAAAGGTTATTCTTGTTACATCTAATATGGTTGAAGAAAATAACTTAGCTCGGTATAATTATAGTCATAGTATAGAAGAATCTATTCATGCTGTTAGTTTTCATAACTTTGAACACATGCTTTTTAATTTAAAAGTAGAAACACTACCAATATCTGGATTAGCTGAAACTGAGCTCGACGCTCGCATCGACAAGACTTATCTTGACGTTGTAAAGAATAGGAAAAGATTTTATTACGGTGA